GTACGATAGCATAGACTGCTCCATAAGATACACTCACTGCAATTGCACCTTTCACCAGTTTGTCTCGATATTCATCAAGCATCGGTGAAATCTCATTTCGCCTATATGTTTGTTCAACAAATGCTTCCCGTACAGACATACGGAATGCAGATACGCGCAAATACAAGGCTAACGCACATAGAATAGAAAAATAAAACCAGATACTTTCGTCATTAGCATAACTCATATATAAAAATAAACATGTGAAAACACCTATCAAAAATGTTACAAATAAATATCTGTAAGCAATACGCTTAACGGACTTTGAATCTATAAGCATTAAAAATTGTCTAACCCTAGGATTGTTCAACCAATCCCTAGGAACAAGACAATAAATTGAATGCTTCTTCATCAACTTTCTGCCATATGAACGCAATAAACTTCCAGATAATGAATCAAAATCGGTGTACAACAATTTCATGTCTGAAACAAGAGAAGAACCCAAATAACCAATAGCACTAGGTATATGTGTCAATTCCAAAATGGGCATCAAGCTTAGTATGCTCCATGCAATAGCCCGCTAATTGACAACAACCCTCATGCGGACATTTGTTCAATTCTTGTTGTCTAGATCTTGCTGTGTCCACCAAATGTTGCTGTACAGATCTGTGTTTGTGGAAAGTTTCAATTAAATAATTCAAAGCTACCGCAAAAGGAACTTTAATCAAATCTTGATCACGCCATGTAGCGGGTTTGTACTCCGCTACACGATTCTCTTCACAAGGTTTAACCGCTGTTTCAATTGTTAACTGCCAGATATCATCAAATTGTGGCTTCTCACGTAATTGGTATTCTTTCACCTTGTAAGGATCCAAAGTACCATTTTCATCTTGGAAAAGTGGATGAACTTCTACAGTAATACAAAGAAATCTGCGCTGCACAGAATACGGATTAACCGAATACTAATAAGCATTCAAATTCTTTGCATTAGTTGTAACTGCCAAAATTTCTGGTGAAATAAATACCTTGCCTTTATCTGACAAATCAGCTTTAGCCGCATATGCCATTTGATTGTTTGCGACATCAATCAATAAGCGCAACGGTGATTGTTCAACAAAATCGGCGTGTGTTGCCTACATCATCTACAATCATGACTAATTTGTCAGATGTCCAGTTCGACATAAATTTATCACCTGCATTAACAGTGGCTCTCCTATTCTTGCTAGAGTCAAGTCCTGCACTAGCTAACAAGGCATCAATAACTTGATCACAACAAGTTGTTTTACCTTGTGAACTCTTGCCGTAAAATTCAATGGCAAATGGTGCAGGACGAATACCGCTGCTAATTTGATGCAAAACGAATTCCCCCCTAATAGATACTAAACGTTGAAACTTACGATTAATCATATTATGCTCAAAAGTATTTGGCTTCAATGTTTGTAAAATCTTTTGGAAAGATAATTCTGTATCACGCATCAAGTGGTCAAGTTCATGTGGTTCCTTTCCCGCGATCGACCTCAAATTTCCACATCGTTCAAGAGCCCACCACTCTTCAACTTTGTTAAATTTTTCATCCAAAGTGCGCATAGCTGATTCTCCTGTAAATAACGGCAAGAAAGATTTGTCACGAAAGCATAAATAAATGCTTTCACAAAATGTACTTGCTGTTTCCACAATTGCATCAACTATATCTACGCAATTTGTATGTCTGTCTAATAATCTGGGTTCCCAAACTGTAAAAGTATCAATCTTGAATGTCACAGCGCTCGCTTTACACAAGCCAACTGATACTAATATGCCAAGCAATGATGAAAACCGACGGAAAAATCCATTAGTAATGGCAATCTTCCAGTTGGTCTTAATATCGCGTAGCAAATTTAGCCATTGATCAGACTGTGGTGATGATTGACCCAAATGAGGCTCAATTCTACAACCAAATGATTCTGATAAATGATCAAATACACTAAGAATAACAGATCCTGATAGGTGTGACTGTAAGTATTGGAAAACACTAGACATAACACCCATCATATTCGACGAATTCAACATGCTAACACTAACGGCAAGTAATGATTCAATTTCCCGAACTATAGAATCAATATTGTACCCACCGAATTTATCTTTCAAATCGTTAGCAAGCGATGTGAAAC